TACAGCTACGCCAAAGCCAATTGTAGAAAAAAGCAAAATTACTAAAAGCAATGGATTGAAAAATCTAGCTGAAAATAATCCAGATGTTGAACAAACATTAACTGATTTATTTAAAGCATTTAATCAAGATTAATTATGAGTATATTAATAATAGTAATATTACTTGGCCTATCAGGATATCTAGGATGGCGAGTTTGGTTTTTAGCAGGTCAATTGGCTGAAGCTCAAGAATATGTAGAAACACTCGAAGCAACCAATCAATTTATGTATTCTAGAATTGAACGTTCATATAATGCAATGCAACAAATTGATAGATTAGGTGCATTTGAATCAGAAGATGAAGCAGGAACCACTTTTGAATTATTAAAAGAAGTAGTTACAGAACTTAAAGAAGAATTTGAAAATGGCGAGAGCGAGAAAAAGTAAAGTTTATTTTACGCGAATAACCGATATTGCAATTAGTGCATATAATAAATTAGAAAATCAAACTACGCGCGAACGTGTATATCGTAGATTTATTTATCCTGTATTCATGAAATTGGCTGAAAACATTATTAATAAAATGAAGCCGGATTATATTGACTCTACATTTGAAGATCTTCAAACTGATTTAGTTACTTATTTAACTGCTCGATTGGATAAATTCAATCCAGAAAATGGTAAAGCATATTCATATTATACACGAACATCATTCAATTATATTATTGCAGAAAATCAAAAAGGTTATGCAAAAGTAAAATCAGATGCACAAGAAATTGATGTAGATGAAAGTCGTAATATTATGACAGAAATGCATAATAACGATATGCGAGAAACATTAGAATATTTCATGGATGCTTATATTGATTATTGTTATGATAATTTAAATTACATATTCACTAATCCAACTGATATTCATGTAGCAGATTCAATTCTTCATATTTTTGAAACTCGAGAAAACATTGAGAATTTCAATAAAAAAGCACTTTATATCTATATTAGAGAACGTACGGGATTAGAAACAACTAATATTACCCGAGTAATCAAAGTTCTAAAAAATATCTACGAAACCAAATTCAAAGAGTATGAACGTACAGACTTCGTAAATTTACCTTTTTAATATTTATTTTAAAGGATTTTACGATATGGACAAAAATGATGAACTATTCAAAGGGATAGCTTTTGCAGATTTAATGTCCGATGTATATCATAATAGCAAAAAGAAAGATAGGATGATGAATCAACTTATCGCTTCTTTACAGCCATTAATAAAAAATGCATCTGATGCTACTGTAGTTATGCCTTTAATTAAAGACATCTTAGATGTTTCTATTAAAAATGATGATCATTTAGTTAAATTAACTGCCATTGTGCAGCGATATATTTCAACTAAACAAACCATTACCGGCGATGGTGGTTTATTAAGTGAAGATGAAAAAATGCAATTACTTAAAGTTGCAGAAGATACTTTACATTCTGAATTACAATCATGGGAATCTGATGATGATATGCAACCTTTAGTGCATCGGGTTGAAACATTGAAACAGTCAATAGAAAAGGAATCTAATGGCTAAACAGTTAGAATGGGACGTTGCTGAAGTATTAGATTATGATTACACTTATCAGTATATTGCATCTGATAAAGAAAATTCTACAACTAACAAGTTATTTGGACTTAAAGTTAGATCCGCGAGTGGTTACTTCAATGATAAACCGTTTTTAGCTAAACCTTCGAATATTAACATGAAACAAATTCCATTAGTTGGAGAATTTGTTTTAATCTACAAAACATTTAATCAAGAGTCTGCAGGACATCGTTGGCGTGAGTCTTGGTATTATGTAACATCGATTGATGTGCAATCATCTATTAATTCGAACATGTTACCAGGTTTATCTAATGGAGATGAACAAGAAAATATCGATGCAACTAAACCCGGTAAGACGTTCGTAAATCAAGTTATATCGCCTATTCAACCTTATGAAGGGGACTTGATTGTTGAAGGTCGCTTTGGTAATAGTATTCGTTTCGGAAGTAGTATCGATCAAAGTAAAAATACATCAAACTATTATTACAAACAACCTAAATGGTATACGCCGGGTAATTATTCAGATCCAATTATTATTTTATCAAATGGTCGCACAAATTTACCGGATAAAGAATTTGTAATTGAAGATATTGACAATGATAAATCATCTATTTATTTAACAAGCACTCAAGTTATTGATTTTACATTATCTCGTTCTTTATCAAAATACAATACATTTGCTGGATCACAATTATTAGGCAATGCTAATCGAATTATTTTAAGAGCTAATACAGATGTTGCTGTAATTGATTCAGAAAAAGGAATTATACTGAATACGCCGGGTGATGTACGTATTGGAAATGATAGGGCAGATCAACCTTTAGTTCATGGGCAAGTTTTGTATGATATTATACGTAAATTAATTACTGCTATCTCATTAGGAACAACTGCTGAAGGAACTATGAAAGGTTTAACAGAATTAGCAGCAATTCAAACAGATTTAACAAATATATTAAGTACTAAATATTTTATTGAAAATACTGCAGTACCTATTCCTAATTAATAAAAGGATGAAATGGCCGCTCCGCCTTGGAATTTAATAATAGAAAAAATACCAGATGCTCAAACTAAACTAGAGCGTCAATTTTGGCGTATTCTAGAAAAAATGGCTGGCATTGCTGCATCGATTGCATTGGAATCGGTAAATTTACCTGAAAATATCAAATGTTCAGATCCTAGAGTAGTTCGTTTAAAAGCTCTATTAAATCAATTACAAATATATTTGCAAGAATTTATTAAATATTTAGGATATATTGCATTAACTGCTACTATTATATATGCAATCGCTCAATCAGCAATTGCTTATTTAACATATCAACAAGCATTGCCTGTACCAACAACGCCAGGTATTAATTCTATTATAGAAGCACAAAGTGAATTATTAAATAAAATTTTGGATATTTTAAAAAAATATGCTCCATTATTTGCGTTATTCACTGCTAATATTATTTCAACATCTGTTATGATTGCTCCAGCTATTGGTATTATTTCTCAAATATGTAAAGATGATTTGCCTATTAACAAATATACTAAACAAGCTTTAGATAAAATAAATGCAATAGCAGTCGAAGTTGAAGGTATTGCAATAACCGATTCGATGTTTTATCGAGATATTAATGTATCAGAATCTGATATAAAATCTAGACAAGATGTAATCGATGATTTATTAAAACAACAAAGAAATTTAACCGATTTAATAGAAGCACCAAGCAAAGTATATTTAGTGCTAGGAGACCCAGATCCTGAGACTGGTAATACCGGTGATTATGCAATCGATAAAACAAATCAAGTTATTTATGGCCCAAAACCTTCTGATACGGAATGGAATACGGGGATAAAATACTAATACTAATATTTATTTAAAAAGTATTCATATGGATTCTAAAACATTAATAAAAGCGCTTAAAATAGCCGTACGGGAGGTTATTAAAGAAGAATTAACAGAAATTCTTCAAGAAGGCTTACAATCTACTATTACAGAGATGAAACAGTCAAGTGCAATACAAGAACAAACACAACGAAATTCAATTTCAGTTAAACCTGCAGTTAAAAAATCTAAAGTTCAATTTACTGATAATAAATGGGCTTCTATTTTAAATGAAACGGAAGCATTGGTAGAACAAGGACCTGCAGGATCTTCATTTTCAGAATTAGTTAATGAAGGAATGGATGAAATCCGTATGAGTGCAAAAGATGCAGTTGGTTTTGGTCAAATGCGTGAAAATATGAAAGCTGCTATAACAGGTCAATCAGTTGCTCCTTCCGTAATGGAAGATCCTGAAACTGGTAAAGTTTATGATGTAGCGCCAGAAGTGCAACAAGCATTGACACGAGATTATTCAGCATTAGTAAAAGCAATGAATAAGAAACGAGGATAATAAATGGGTTATCGCATTATATCAGTTGATACCAATGTTTTAAAAACTGGTGCTCCAACGGCATTAGGTATTTCATATGAATCATCTGATAGAGTGTTTACATCAATTTATACAACGTCCGAACAAGCTGTGCTTAATCTTAAAACATTATTATTAACACGAATTGGCGAACGTTATGGATATCCTCAATTTGGAACTCATTTATTAAATGTTATATTTCAGCCAATATCAGATTCAGTGCGTGATGAAATTAAAAATATTATTACCGAACCGGTATCAATGTTTTTACCGTACATTACATTAGATGAAATTGATATAAAAACACCAGAAGATGATCCTAATTTAATAGAACATCTTGTATCAATACGAATTACATTTTCAATTGGAGTATTTGATACTAAAGCAATATTATTAGAAGCAACAAATACAGGTATATTAAAAGTATCTGAAGTATAAAGGGTATAAATGGAAACTAAAAAAGATGTTTCATATTTAGGTAAAGATTTTAGTCAATTTAAACGAAATTTATTAGATTTCGCTAAACAATACTTTCCTACAACTTATACTGATTTTAACGAGGCTTCTCCTGGTAGTTTGTTTATAGAAATGTCAGCTTATGTTGGCGATGTATTATCATATTATGCAGATAATAACTTAAAAGAATCGTTATTAGAACAAGCATCTGAACGAGCTAATATATATGATTTATCAAAAGCATTGGGGTATAAACCATTAAATGTAGTGCCAGCATACACAACATTAGATGTATTCCAAATTATTCCAGCATCTGGAAGTGGTGCAAATGTACAGCCAGATTGGCAATATGCTACTATCATTAAAACAGGAATGCAAGTTAAACAAAATAATGGCACGTCTGTATTTCGAACTTTAGATACCGTAGATTTTGGATTTTCTTCATCATATGATCCAACTGAAGTTACTGTATATGAAAGTGATGCTGCTACATTGTTACCTACATATTATTTGTTAAAAAAACAAGTTAAGGCAGTTAGCGGCGATGTAAAAACTTCTACGTTTTCATTCGGATCGCCAGTACCATATGACAAAATAGTTTTACCTGATACTAATATTATAGAGATCGTCTCAGTTACTGAATCAGATGGAGATGCATGGACTGAAGTTCCTTATTTAGCACAAGACACAGTTTTTGAATCAGTTCCTAATTTACTAGAAAATGATCCAGATTTAGCTCCTTATCGTTCGAGTGCTCCTAGTTTATTAAAA